ATTCTGCCCAGGCACTGGTATAACTGTTATCTCCTCTAAATTCAGCAGTACTAGTCCATAATTCTGCATTAGGTTTCATATCCTCACTGACTGATATTTTTCTAGGTACATGCAATTGATAACGCAGTGTGCGTGAACTTGCCATTTTGTTGCCGGCAACAGTAGCTTGATCAATCAGTTGCTGTAATTCAGGACTGATTTCTTCTTCAGATATAATTTCTGTTGCTCTCATCTTTTATCAATCCAATTTTCTCTGGGCCTATTGTAGTTATAGTTGGTAAATGTAAATAACATAGTTTTTACATCTTCTAAATATCTCGGACCGTTATAAACCCAACCTGGATTTACTTCCTGTAATACTTTTAATATTTCAGGCATTATTCTGGAATATATATCAATTTTTTTACCCTCGGCTTCTATTTTAATACTAGTATCGTCCGGACGAATGAACTGTGGAAGTTCATCGATTACAGTTCTTTTCCAGGCTCGCATCAAAGGAATAACATCACCGGCATGTTCAGCATCTTCGGGCTTGTTATATTTTCCGCCTACATTAGCAAAAATACTAATTTTACTATCTTTACGATAAATGAAAAGATCAGAACTTGGTTTATTGTGTTCACGTTGTACTCTCCACGCTTTACTATTAGGATGGTCGTGAAGTACACTTACGGCAAGTTCTGTTATGAATTCTGTTGCTCTCATAATTTTACATCACATAAATCTTGTCAACAGCACTAAATAAAACATCACTGAACAATATAGCCATATCGTTGCCTAGTGTATCAGTAATATATTTTGTGTCTGGATCATTTCTAACTTCTGGTTTTAGTGTTAAGTATTGACTTGGACGACCAAATACCATTTTACCATAAGGTATACGATCTGGCAGTGGATTTAGTGTTACTGTTCCAGTCTTCAAATATTGAGCAAACATTTCGTACATGAATTCATATGGTCTATTAATTTGACGTTCTCTGCTACTACGTTGAGTACCGATAGCATTGAACAGAGCATTGTATTCTGTACTTAGTGCTTGCCTAAATGCATCATCTGTGTTGACTCTTCTTGTAGCAGCACCTGCCTGCTTACCATAGTCGTTAACCAGGATTTGGTTTATTTGACTGAAAAAGTGTCGTTCTACTTCAGTCCAAGCATTCCATGTACGATCCTTTCTTGCACCAGCCTGTATTGCATGTCCAAAACGATGTGCCATAATCCATGGTGTCATCATAACTTTGCGATCACCTACATTGCTTACATAGATTACAGTGATAGCATCTTCACTACCATTAATTATTTCATCTGCTTGTTCTTTATTGAACATTTGTCTTAACTGTTCTGGGTTTACTGGACCGGTTTCACGGTATTTGCCTAATCCACTGATATTAGCAAAGAACAATCTAAAGTCGTATGGTGTTTGTTCAAAGAATGTAGTTGCCTTTTGTATATTTTTAGAATGTGGTACAAGTTTTTTATCAACGCCGGTAAATGATCCTGGCTTATTGAAGTCACCAAATGTTTGATATTTGGCTAATGCCATTTCATCTATTGGATCTTCTTGTTCCCAAACATTGGCTTCTTCACCTCTGCTTTTATCCCAAAATAGTTTACCGCGTGACAGTTGATTGTCACTTCTTTTTACAGTGAAACCTAAACTTTTTACATAGTCATACATTTTAGTGGCAATACCCTGTCTACGATATTCTCCGACCACTTCTAGCATATCGGCAATTAGAGTTTTGCCATCACGGTCAAATACTACAGAACCAACCTGTTTACCATCAACTATGGCACGAATATCAACAGTTTGACCATCGACTTTTACATCTAATGACAGTTGATCATCATATTTTACCAATTTGGCTTCGGTTATTATTTCTGTTATTTTCATATATCTATTTACTGTATTTCTTCATTAACTCACTACTAGCGGAATCTGCAAGTAATAGTTTCAATCCAGGATGCATTTGGTTAGGCCAATTTCCATACTCTACCCAATCATAACCTTGTGTTTCCCAATCTAGCACAGGTTTAAATTCTGTTTCAACCAATGCTAAAAAATTATAGTAGATAAATCCACTAGGGTGTTTGAATATGTACATAGGTAACAACTTCATTTTACCATTATATCCAGCTTCTTCACGGACCTCACGTTGTGCTGCACTTTCAGGTGTTTCACTGCCATCTATAGCACCGCCCCAGGTTCCCCATGTACCGGGTTGTTCAACGTAGGCACTACGATGTGCTATACAGATTCTACCAGTGTCTATTGCTTGGAATAGACAACCAGCACCACGTTTACCCCAAAACCCAGTTTTCTGTAGTGCTGCACGATGTTCGTCATCGTTTTCGTAAAGTTCTCGTATTTTCATCCTATATACCTCGCCATTAAACCAGTATCGGCGCCTTCAGTATTGTATACTGTAATCGGACTTTTTTTACCTCTTATTTCTAATTCTGCTTTAGTGGGTAATTGTTCAACTTCAAATTCAAAAAACATTACCTTACCCGAGTCAGGAGTAATTCTTTCTCCGAAATATGCTCCACCTTGTTGTTCAATGAATTCTATAAAATCATCATCAGAATATGAGCTTTGGCTACTATCTTCAACATAAAATTTAACCCAACCAGTTACCTCTACATCGGAACGTCTATTTAAATTACTCCACATAGCACGCCCGCCTGGTGTTTGAGTATCCCCTGCAAATAATATATATCCGGATTTTAATACTATATCATATAATTTACTGGCGACGCCTTGCCCACGATATCGTTCATCAACTCCAATTGATGCAACTTCTACTATAGATTTTTTGTATATATTTTTAATTTTTCTTGGATACAAATGTAATACACCTACTATTAATAATCCATTAGGTGTTGGTCTTTTTATATCTGTATTGGAAACAGCAATTAAAATTTTACCGTTATTTATATCATTCAAGTAATAAAAATCACTATCTGAAAACTTTTTAAATTGCGTGGAGTTTCTGTATTGCCGCCTGGGATAATTCAAAGCATCGTCAACGTTGAACCCCCATGCCGGCATTTTTTCTATTTCAGTTATTTTCATCCTATATACCTCGCCATCAATCCAGTCTGTCTCCCGCCGTATACAGTGACTGGGCTACGTTTTCCCAATATTTCCAATTGTGCTTTTGTGGGTAATTGGCTAACTGCGAATTCAAAAAAAATTTTATCAGTTGCACTTTCTCCAAAATATGCTCCACCTTGATCTTCAATAAATTTAATAAATTCATAGTCGTTGTATTTGTTCAACACTGATTTAGATTCAGTAGTATAAAAACTTACCCAACCAGTAACTTCAATATCAGGTTTTTTACTTAAATTAGCCCACATGGCTTGTCCGCCGGGTGTTTGATCACTGCCTGAAAATAGTATGAACTTTTCTGGACCTTTTAATAGAAGATCGTATAGTGTGCTAGCAATACCTCTTCCACGAAATTTACTGTCAACTGAAATTACACCTACTTGTAATACCCGTTTATCATATATATTGTCAATAGTATCTAAATATGCATTTAAATATCCAACTATTGACCAAGTGGGTTCAACATTGGGATTTTTCATGTTTGGTGTATTAGCTACAGCAATCATAAATTCAATTCTAAATTGCTCTGGAAATATCAAGTAAAAAAGACCCTCTTTGCCAGGTAGTGGTTTGAAGTTTGGATTTCTACTGTGCTTTTTATTTGCATCTTGTAAGGATTCTATGCCAGAATAGGTATAACTGGCAATTTTATATATTTCGTTTATTCTCATCCTATATACCTCGCCATTAGACCAGTAGATATATTCTTAGAAATATTTTTGTTATACACTTTAATTGGACTGCGTTTACCCCTTATTTCTAATTGTGCTTTAGTGGGTAATCGTTCGACTTCAAATTCAAAGTACATTATTGTGGTATTACCTCCATACGACTGATAATACGCACTTCTTTCTCCTAAATATGCTCCGCCTTGTTGTTCAATGAATTTGATAAAATCACCATCAGAATATTCGCCATAATAATCATTGTCGGCGTTAAATTCAACCCAACCAGTCACCTCTACATCAGGGCGTCTATATAGATTACTCCACATAGCACGACCGCCTGGTGTCTGCCTTTCACCCGAGAATAATATATATCCAGATTTTAACGCGACATCATATAATCTATTAGCAATGCCTTCGCCTCGGAATTGTTTATCAACTGTTATTTCACCAACTTGAATTATCGGCTTATTGTATATGTTTGTAATTTTTTTTGAAAGCACAGTCAATACACCTACTGTTATTAATCCATTAGGTGCTGGATAATCCACATCTGTGTTGGGAATGGCAATTAAAATTTTTCCATTATTTATATCGTTCCAGTAATAAAGATCACTATCTGAAAACTTTTTAAATTCAGTAGAATCTCTGTAGAAAAATCTATAGTCATATAGTTCATCTTCCCCAGAAAAATCTCTTGCTGTTATTTTTTCTATTTCAGTTATTTTCATTTTAGCTTTGGCCTTCCAAATACTGTTTCTCTTATAGTGGCACCGTCACCTAATTCACGAATATAAGTATCTTGATCAACCATATATAAATCAGGATCATTGAAAAGCTTTTGTAAAAAACGTTCATTGGTAATTGATCTAGAATTTAATTTCTTCAACACATGTCGCAATGCATCGCTAGACTCAATCCAACATCCTGGTTCTGATAATAGTTCATTCAATTTTGCTATAGCTTTATTTTTACTAGTTCTAGTTCCATCGTGTCCTATGCCTTGAATCTTTCTACCTTCCCAACGTTCTCCTGGACGATTATATCTATAGAAAATTGTAGCATCTACATCAGGATCAGGATCCCAATCAATAACATGCCAGTCACTGGGTATTACATCTTTAAGACTATTAACCATACTACCACGAGGTGTAACACTGTAGGCATTTTTTACTAGATCAACTAATTCTGTTCCCACTTCATGTTTGTCGGCGTTAGAAATAATTAATTCCCATACATTTTTTGGTAATGTTATTTCAGTTATTTTCATTGCTTTAGAGCCAGATAACAATTTTTTGGCTAATTGTAGTTTTTCTTTATTAGGAAAACTCTCATCTATAGGATATACCAATCCATTATCTCCTACAGAATAACGATTGTAACCACCTGCACCATATATAACCACACTATCAGAATCTAAATCATACATTAATTCTCTAATGGTAGAATCTGGCATTTCTTTTTGATATTCTTTAGCTTGACGATATATAGTTGCACTGTATCTAACAGTTAGTGGTGTTATTTTGGTCAGTTGTTCACGTACCCAACGCTCACCTTCAACCTGACCTAAAAGATTGATTAAACGTTCCGGATCCTCTAAAGAAGCTTGTTGTGTAAATTCCTCTGCTCTCATATTAACCTACCCATGTTGCTACTAAGGTGACAAAATCATCAACATCATCAATATCTTGTTTATGATAGATTTTTACACCAGAAGCATATAATTCTTTGGCAATCCTATCTTTTCGTTGCATCTCTTTGGTCTTAACAGGAAATACAAATGGCACATAATCATTGAATTGCATCCTACTGTAATTTACCAGTGGTTGTGCTCCTAATTTTTTGATTTTTCGTTGATTGTCTTCAAGTTCGTCTTCATTCCATTTGTTAGCAAACTTAGAATCAAATACCCCACGCATTAACTCAATTTTCCCACGAACTAGTACACCTGGCGTTTCACTTAATCGTGCCCACAACCCAATTGCCTGAGGTGTTTGTGTGATATCTGCTACAATTGAAATACCTTGTTGTAATATAGTTTTGTACATCAATACACCTAGACCACGACCACGATAATCACTATCTAATATCGTATTGCTTATCTGCCAGGTATTCTTAAATCCAGGTAGATTATATTTTCTTAGTCCAATATAACCAACGTAACGGTATCCTTGTTCAGTACGAGCAAAGAAATCAAAGCGTTTGTCTGTGCCGGTTAGATTTATACGATCACGCTCACTATAGCCAACTTCTTTAAATCCGTATTCTGGATTATCTGGCATAGGTGTAATATCTTTAGCAACAGTAGCACTACCACCATACCAAGGTTCATTATCACCTTTTACTCTTTGTATTTCTTGTATTTTCATGTTACTTCTCTATAACCATATCCCGCTGAACTGCTTCTTCCTAAGAAGTTTGTTACGAAACTATTAAATGCCAGTCTAGCACTTTCAGGATCACCGGATCTAGCTATAAAAGCTCCTTCTGGACGATTATCAGATACTCTATAAACTATAAATTCTGTATTTCCTGAAGGTAAATTTGTAGCAGTATCAGGAGTAGGTTCAGTAACTGGTTGTGGCTGTTGTTTTGCAGCTTTACTATATCTTTGAAGTATAAACTCTCTAGATATATCGCCTGATAGATATCCAGCAATCAATTTACCTAAACTTCCCATCTCTAATTCTGTACCAGGTAGAGCAATAAGTTTATATAACTTTTTAAGATATTCTTCTCTATACTTGTCTGGCTTAGTAGCAGCATCTAATGCTACCACGAATCTAAAAATAGTATTTTTTACTTGACTCCAATATGTCTCATTTAGCCAATCACCACCTGGACTACGAAACTCTACGTAGGTGTCCTTTAAATGGACACTGACATATTTGTTTGTTACACCCGTATGTATTAATGTTGCTCCCACATGTTCTAATCCACTTTTCATTTTATCTAACACTGTTAATATCACGCCAGCTGGGTATATTTTGGTTTGATTTTGTATCATATTCAACGCACTTTTTGTGTAAGTATTACCTTGTCTATTGAACATGTCTAATACATAATTATCACCTAATAGTAGTACTAACTTAACATAATCAACTGTTTTACGATTTAAGTTAGGTACACTGACATTTATATGTAGCCCAGTACTACTATTGGTATAACAGCCATTAGCTAGCGCCCATGCTCGTACTTCTTCCATTTTAGTGATCATTTCATCTAGCGACAATCCACCATCAGGTGTAATAAATTCTAGACCACCATCGTCATTGTCAAACGATTCAATACTGCTATCTGGCTCAATGCGCCAGGCATCCTTAGATTTCAAACCTCCGTGATATTTCGATGAATAATTGACCTTGACCCCTAATGTTCGGCCAAAATCGTCTACTATGACATCTGCATTTATACTACCACCACCACTCTCTGGCGCTTCAGTCCAGTATGGCCATTCAATAGTGTCATTGTATTCGTCATATACATCACCCGCAGATCTCCATCCTTGATCCCTAAAAAAATCACGTTGATCAAATTCGCCGTATTGTTCATCTTGCCATTCACTACGAACTTCATTAACAAAATCGTCGTCTTCCAACTTTCTATCTAAGAATTCATCAAAATCTTCATCTTCTTCTTTCTCTGATTCTAGATCGTTGTTTACAATGTAGTCACTTACAATTTCTCTACGATCACGCGCCCATATTTCATCTGATTTTTCCATTATCCATTCATTAAACTTTTCTTCTAACTCTTCTCTAAGTCTGCGAATATCTCTACGTGAATTCATGTCTCCGTTTTCAAAAAAACTTACAACATCACTAATGTCATATACTCTTTCATCCATATCCATATCTGGTTCAGATTCAAAATCATCATCATTATCAGGACTACCGATGCCAGGAACTATCATTTCAAATTCTATACCTACTCTGGCTCCTGGAATATCTGCAATCAGACGTTCTAGATTTTTAGGACTCATGTTGATTTCAAATAATGAATCAACACCCTCTGCTACTTTGGATTTGATAAATTCTACTGCTCTCATATTTAAATTTTAAGAAGATATTTAATATTTAGCTAAAAACAAAAAGGTCACCGTTAAGGTGACCTTTGTATAGCAGTGATTATATATCAACACCAACTGGTTTTAGCTTCTCCGTAATATTCTCTGGCGAAGCCATTCTGGATTAGCAGTTGTCTAAGACTAACACCGTTAAGCATGACATCGCCTAAAACACGACCACCATACTTATCCCAGTCCATAAGCACTATTTGTCGTTTTTGTGCAGAACTTACCACTTGCTTGGTAAAAGCAGTAGCTTGTTCACCACGTTGTGCTTCCTGTGGGCATTTTGCACGATGTCCTTTTTCTGGAGTATCAACGCCAAAAACTCTGATGCTTAACTCCTTTTTTAGTGGTTCAGGTAACCAATCTGCACGAAATGCCACGGTGTCGCCGTCAACAACTCTCGTTATAACTACGTCATAGGTAACGCCACGATTTTCTTTTGCTGATTGTGCAAATAGTAGTCCTGGTAAAAAAGCTAATAGAAAAAATATTACTCGCATGGAAACTCCAATTAAAGTAATATTTATCTTGTTACTTACTTCTTATACCACTTTAATGTTTTGCCAATAGCTTCTGACGCCAGCTTAGGTGTGACAAACGAATGTTTGACTACATACTTGATTGCGTCCTGTGTGTTTAGTTGTAGGACAAAAATAGCGTCATTTGCAGCATGTTCTAGTGTATACATATATGTGTTCCTTAAAAGTTTTTCAGAATAGATTTTGCAGCATCAAAGTTTGTGATTTCATTTTCCATACTGTCCATTTTATTACATATGGCCAATGAAACACACTCTCTTAAAAAATCAATGTTTCGGTCGAATTCATGGCGTGGCATGATCATCATATCAGAAATCAGACTCAAGAATTCTTTTTCATCCCTGTTCATTTGATAACTCCTCGGTCAATGCATTCTTCAAATGTATCAAATAATTCATTAAAACGTTGATCATAAAGATCGGTAATGCCTATGAGAATATTAAGAATCTCATCTTCAGTATGCTCTCTGTCATACACATTTCCTAATGTTTTAAGATCATCAATAACTCTCCAACAGTTCATAATTTTTTCTTCTAGAGTAAAACGATCAGTTTCTTTAACGATTGGCATGAAGGGACTCCTGTAAAAAATAGATTATAGCACAACTCTGATTTAAAATTAATTTTTTTGCACATTATCTCCTGTATAAATACTCCACAATCTTTTAAGGAGTTATCATGGAGTTAGTTATTTTTATCGCAGTTGCAGCAATTTTTGCTGGTGTATATTGGGTACTGAATAAGCGTCAGGACGTTGAAGAATCTAAAACTGTTTTGGAAAAAGTTGAACCCGTCAACGATTTACCACCAGTTGTAGAAAAGACGCCGGCTCCAGTTGTTGAACAAAAAGTAACTCCTGTAGCTGAACCAGTTGTTGAACAAAAAGTAATTCCTGTGCCTGAGCCATTAGCTGATACCGTTACGGTTACCGTTGTAGATACAGTTAAGAATACAGTTGTAGTTGAAACACCAGCTAAAAAGCCTACAGCAAAGAAAGCACCTAAGCCTAAGACAGTAAAGACTGATACTGGGTCAACCAAAAAAGCAAAAGCTACAGAAACAAAAACAACCAAGCGTTCAAAGAAAGCCTAATTCTTTTGCCTGTTTTGCTAGTTCAAAACTAGCAAGGTTTTTTGCTTTACTTTCGCACATAATATCTGACACTTCAAGAAAACTTACAGCCCACTCGTTAACCGCACGATTGTGATAAAAATCACTGTGGGCTCGTAGTTGCTGTTTGTTTAGACCACCAGAAATTAACGCATCACGGGAGGGACGGACATTATTGGGGTGGCCAGCAAGATAATCTTCCCGACTAACACTGTAATGTATAACAGGCCTAACGCCGCGCCAGCTATCAACAACACGTTTAACACGCGAATCAGTAGTTTCAATGTATTCTCCTTCTCGTACCCAATTGTGATGTATGTCTAGCACAATAGGCAGTAAATCACCAAGAGTTAAACAAGTATCAAGTCCATGACTTATTTCTTCATTTTCAATGGTAATTGTATTACGGGCTTCTGGTGATAGTTTTGCATAGCTGCGTCTGACACCTTCTGCACCGGCTCTACCCGCAATGTGTACATTGATTTTGTAGTCTTGAAACTGCTTACCGAACCCCATCCAACGGGCCATGTCTGCATGATATTCAAACTCCTCTATACTACTATTTACTATTTCCTCACGGTCACTGCCAAGAACACAGAATTGTCCTGGATGAAACGATAGCCGAACATCCAGATCACGGGCAAGTTGACCTACAGTGGCAAAATGTCGTTCAGCATATGCGATAACATCACTTTGCTTGTAGAAATATCGCCACTTAGGTTCAGTGTATACCGGCAAAACTTCACTTGATAGGCGAGCCATACGAAGTGAAGGCTCAAATGTGCCTACCTTACCTACCAACAGTCGTAGACTTTCAATATTGTCCTTCATAAGTGTCCACAACTTATCTTCGGCAGCGGACACACTCTGTCGATTCAGCCATGCGACTGTGGTAGTACCTGTGTTGTACTTCTTGCATTCATCTTTAGGCTTGATACTGTCCATTTGAGATGGATTATCAATCAATTTGCATGCAAAGCCTAGCCTACGTACAGCGTTATTAAACATAATCTAATATTTGTTAGAGTGAAACACACAGTATTGTAGCATGACTTTTTATTAGCGTCAAGTGTGTTGTAAGATATAGATGATTGCATCGGCTCCAGGAATAATCACAGTTTCACTAGAGTAAATGTTATATTCTCCACCGCCCCAAGAACGATTTTTTCTGAACTCTTTGATTTTTAACATTTTAGGATTCAATTTAATAACTTTACCAATTTTTAATTGATTGTGATGAGAGAAGGCAACAATATCTTCTACATTTACTTCTTTGCCTAAAATATCATTGTGGGTAGGTGATTCTTTCATTCTGTATCTTTCGATGTTTGAGATCCATTACTATGACGATTGTTTTGTGCATCAACGTTTTGAAATAGTTTTTTTTCTTGATTTGTTAATTTATCTTTGCTTACTTTTCTAGGATTGCCACATAAACCGCATTGTGAATTGCCGCAGTCCATAGCATGACGTTTATTGAATCTATGTGGATTCTTCAAATCTTTGTTGTTTTGTGGATCACCGTGGTTTTGTTGTTTTGCAATTTTGATTTGTTTTTTGATAGCAACTTCATCACGATGTCTACGTAGTGTGCTTTTTGCTTTTTCTTCTGGTGTTCTCATAATTTCACTTTGCTAAGTTTAGTAACATTTGATAATGTTCGTAGGCTAGTTGTACTGATGGATTATTTTTACGAATTACTTCTTCTTTTAGAAGATCAGTCGTTACTCGATAGGCGTTACATAACTCTAAGTATATATTTTTAGGTTCTAATCCACATATTTTTCCTAATTCATAGACATAATGTGTATGTTCTAATAATAAATTAAAACTACTTTCAGATAAAGTAATATCTACTGCAGGTTCATAATATGAGCGTTTTGCTGACCGAAGGTCATCGTAACGATATGGTTGATCATATTGATACAGATCATATTTTTCTACTTTAAAACTGCTTACTCTAATTTGAGCAGTATACTTACTTTTAAATTGTTGTAATTGCAAATTGTTTTTAACTTCTAAATTGTTCATTTGTGTAGTATGATTATGATTGAATTATACCATTAAACTGTTGACTGAATTTTTCAGCATGATATTTGTTATCAAAATAATAGACATGATATTTAAAGTCTACTAATCCAAAATATATCCAAGCTGTATTTTCTGGTATATTTTTGTTTAACCAAGCAACGGTGTCGTTGGCGATATTAGATTTATCTGAGATATGAACTTGATGATTTAAATCAGCAGGAGAACATTTTACTATTGGCATAATTATTTTAACTCCATCTCAACAAAAAAACAGTAGCGTCTCTTTCGTCATCAAATCTTAATCCAACTCTACCATCTGTACTATATCCTATAGTCCATCGTTGAACTTCTGGTAATGGTGGATTAGGCATATGTTCGTCTAACCACTGACCAATTTTATTAATATCGACACCACTCTTAATAATACCTTGATGTAATTTGTTGAATTCTATATCAATCATGACCACCTCAACAAAAACAATGTGTAATCTTTTGGATTTTTGCAGGCAAAGAAAATATAATCTCCTCCACCAATTTCATTTATTGCCCATTCATTTGATGTACTTGACGTTTTTAAGACACGATGAAAATCAAATCTGTACTTATCAGTGCAATTTTCCTCACACCACTTTCTGAGTTCAAAAGTGCCATCATATCCTAGATCCCAATAATAAATTAGATGCCTATGATCTGTAAAACAATATACATATGGATATCCATGATAAAAATCTTTTACTATATTAGCACGACGATTGATACCCGGATCGTATCTGTAATCATATTGTTCTCTAGTTTCGCAACCATGTGCTGCTAGAAAACGACGTTCTTGCCACTCACGATATCGTTTCTGTATTAGTTTTAACATTATGACCACCTCAAAATAAACAATGTTGCTATTTGTTCGTCCTCGAAACTAATATAGTGATTAAAACTCTTTGAGTACTTTGAGTCAAAATCACGAACTACATGCCAGCCTGCGCCACCGTATTTGTAATGAAGATGATAAAGTTTAGGGCCGATGTTTTCTGTCAGCCAACGTTCTTGCTCATACGTAAGGGCATGTTTTAATTTTACTGTATTTGACATATCAAATTACATTGAATTTATTTTCTATTCTAACATTAGAAAATAATTTATGTCAACTAAATGTGTAAAATCGGATTTTTACTTTATTTCCACTTAAGTAAAAATAATGCTAATTCAGCATCAGTTCTGAGAAATATTCTACAGGAATGTTCATCATTCTGCCAAACCCAATGCTCATTATGTGATACTGATTTTGCTAGCGTTCGTGTTCTGATGTCTCTTAGCCATTCATCTATCTCTTTACTTGAGCCCCATGTTTCCCAACACCAGTCTCTCCATTCATAGAAAGTTTGCTTGTTGTTATACTCTAGATAACTGACCCTTGGTTTAACATAGTATGTAAAATGTCCATATCCAGTATGTCTGCGATCTAATTTCGTTGCATTTGTCATTCGAATCTAACACTAATTACATGTTCATAATTTTTCTTCAATATGCTCTTATACATGATGTTTTTATGTACAAGAAAATCACTAGCACCATTGTCATATGCAAATTTGGCAAATTGTTTGAAATACAGTGTACGTCTATTCCATTCTCCCAAACAAGCAGAATTTAATTTTTCTAGCTTGTATAGATAAGATTTCCATGCATTTCTATCGTGATGTGACCAATCATGCATTTCAACATATGCCATAAGTTCATTATTTCGTATTACCGCTGGCTGACTATATTCACGTTCTTTGAAATCTTGATTCTTATAATCTTTTACTGTAGTAATCAGCATTTCATTGCTTAAATCACATAGTAATTTAATTTTATTCAATTGCTCGGCTTCACCGTTAACAAATGTCAAATATTCTTCAGTTGCTATTACACAATCATAATGTTTATCAAGCGAATTAACTACGGTAACGTTTATATCATTATCGGTAAACCACCTATCAATTACTGAATCAATTTCACAAACATAGATTTTTTTATTACGATGCATATCTATGATTGCTGGATTAAATCCAATAAAAAGATAGGTGTCAGATACTTTATTATAGTAGTCTTCAACCGATCCTATAATATGTTTTTTCTTATCAATTATGTCCTGTTTTTTCTGATGGGCGCAAAAAGCATTGAAAATCTCAAGATTATACTGTGCAAAATTGTTCATAAAATATTACCATTTTAGTAATATTTATGTAACTCATAGTAAAAATCAGCCTGTATGTCTGGTATTACCGTAATGTATAACTTTGATGCTATCAGTTGATACTAACTTACGCCATGGATCAACAATAACTGAAGAAGCAGGAATTTCACAATAAGGCTGCGTCTTAGTTTGTTCGCCCGTATATTCATAGGTAATTTGCCTATCATGTGCCCATAGTAATACATGTGGCCCTTCAAGCTTTTGAACTACATCAGCTGGATCATCTGCTAATGGATCTAGATACTTTACTGCGATTCCCATTTCTTTAAGATAAAATCCTACAAGAGTAGAATAACTGCCAATACAGTAAGGCACATCTGGCTTATAAGCTTTGCCATGAATTGCAATCGGTAAACTATTTTGACTAGCAACACTAGCTAAAAATGCTGCAAGATTTTTTGCTTGAATCTCACGGGCATGCATTACAGTATCAAACAAATCATAACCTAAGTTATATTCTTGCGCTAGCCAACGTAGAGCAATATTATCACGTGGATGACATGCACCAGCATCGCCCATACCAGCAGTCATATACTTTGGTCCCATGATTCGCATGGTACTACGTGCTAGAGCATTTGTGACAACATCTACATTGATATTACCAATACGCATAGCAAAGTCTTGAATCATATTCACCAGACCAACTTTTGCACTGATGAATGTATTGTAGAAAATCTTAATGGCCTCACACTCGTCCCAGGTACCAACTTCGTACCGTGGATCATTCTGCATGATAGTCTTATACAGATTAATAAGTTCACCCGCTACACCGGTAATGCTACCGTCTTCAGTACCAATAATGACCATCTCTGGGTTTGCCATATCCCACTTTACACTACCCATGGCAATTAAGTATGGATTGTATAAGAACAGATGTTTACTATCTAATAGTGAAACAAAGTGTTTACGTGTTGTGCCTGGTAGTACTGTGCTAATCAATACAACTTTCTTTATAGTAGTCGCATATGTGTTGATTTTATTGATAGCATCAATAACTGCATCGTGACCGAAGTCTTTAGGTGGCATATGACTACTAGGCACAGAACCATCATAACCTTCTGTGTGTGGTGTTGGAACAGCAATAAAAATCCAATCACTTTCACTAACTAATTCTGCAATATCGCATACTTTTACTGTAGAACTTGTACGTGGAACAATGTCATAGCCACGAACTTCATGACGTTCGGCCATGACTTCTGCACAATCAAGTCCTAATTTTCCAATACCAATAAATCCTATTTTTTCTCTTTTGATCATGTTCACCCTTTAAATGTAATACAGTATTATATATGCAGTAAAAGCATATACAAGATATTTATTTTTGTTCACGAATTTGATTTAGAATTTCAGGATCAAAATCAACCTCATTGCCAAATTCAACTGTATTTCCTTGAGCAAGCAAACAAGCAGCGTTTTCGTTGAACTGAAATATTGAGAAGCGATCCTTATTCTTATTGTAAAGCACAATGATTCCACCAGCAGGAATTTTCTTTGAAAGAGAAAGTGTTGGGCTTGCGTTAGCTAAAAAAATGGGACGTTGAGCCAGAAACTCCATGTATCGATGAAACATTTTTTCGGGCGTGTCACATATGACTTTATGAGTCAATTGCCATGTTTTGTTAGATCCCGATTTTTGTTGTGCAAATGCCACACCCGCGATCATCATCAAGCTAATCGAGATAACAAACTTTTTCATTTACAAAACTCCAACTATTTTAGGAATTTCAGTATAGCAGTTTTGTTAATTAGTGTCAAATTTTTAATTTAAAGATTTAGGCATAGAAAATTCTACAGAATTTCCAGTAGAAAGTAAACATGCTCTACCTTCGTTAAATTCCACTATTGAAAATGTATCTTCTAGTGGATTGTATAGTACAACAACACTGTATTTTAGTTTCTTCGCCGCCTCGTCATCAAGCTGTCCTAAAAATACAGGATGCTCACCATATCTCTTCATTAGTAGCTCAAATAGTTTTTTTGTTTCAAAACAAGCCACTGACTTTTCCACCGTTGTTTGAGCAATAGACGACATAGACGTTGCTAGTAGTATAGCAATTGCTGTAATTGTTTTTTTCATTTTATTTCCTTATAAATGTGTATTACATTTTATTGTCAAATGAATTTGCAATAGCTCTACTACCGTTATACAAAACTTTTTTAGTTTTTTCCGCTAAAGCTTGAGCTTCAGGTGTGGTTGCTTTATCAAATTTACTTGAATTAATAACTTTGTCAATTTTACTTAAGTAAATGTTTTTAATTGTAGTTATCAATTCGGCAGCACTAGAATAATTTAGTCCAGTTATTGATAATTTTTCATTTAGCTCTAACGTTCTTGCAATGCCAACTATTGAGCCTATGAGTTGTTCTATAGTGATTTCATCGCCCATGCCGGGATATTTTTCAAGTAGTGGATCAATTTCTCTACACTTGAAAAATCTTACTAAATCTACAGCCCACGCTTTGCGATTTGTCGTTACATTTAAGGTTTCTACATCTTTTTGTTTTGAAAATGGAACTATTTTACCATTAGATACTTTTAATTGAATACCTAAATCACTGATACTTAAGTTTAGCGCCTCTGCTAGTGCTGAATACAGACTTGCACTCAATACTCCCTTAACACCTTCTGGTGGAGTTAAAATTGAACTCCAGTCTACTAGATTACTAAACAAACTTACCAAATCTATTTGCACATAATCATCGCTGCCAATGTTGACTATAATATTTTTACCGTTTTCTGTTTCAAATGCTCCACTAGCATCACCATATTGCTTGATTAAATCGTAATAAAACTTTCTATTCTCATTTGTGGATTTGTCAGATAATCTAGGGATAATAAACTGTATATCTATATCACCATACTGCTTGTCTGGCTGTGTTTGTAAATGTCTTTGATAGTATGTGCCACTGCCTACTGGATTGCCAAATTGTATAGGCTCTATGTTGTTAGATTTAAGCCATGCATTTAGTTTTGGCTGAATTTCTGATGTTAAATGTTGTACAACTCGTTGTAGCAATCCAGGAGTAAGAACTGTGCTTTGTGTTTTGCTGCTAGCCCATCCACCTTCTAATATTATTTCACGTATTTTCATTCATATATTTAGTTTTTATCAATCAAATTCATTTTGAAAATATTCCATGCTGTTTCCCAGGACCACCTTTCACTGCTTTGTTCAACTTTTTTTCTATCTAATTTTAAGCAACAAGAAATGGCATAATTTAAATCGTTGGACAAATATCCATCGATATTTTGAATAATTACATCACTCGGTCCCGTGACTGGATATGCTGCTACTGGTGTGCCACATGCCAGTGATTCTATCATTACTATACCAAAAGTATCCCATTTACTGGGAAAAACAAAAACATCGGCCATTTGATAGTATTTTGCTAGGTCGTGTCCGATTTTAAATCCTGTAAATTCAACGTCTTTATATTTTTCTTCTAAATGTTTTCTGTATGGTCCGTCACCTACTAGTATCTTTTTAGAATTTGGATAACTTAAACTACAAAAAGCATCTAGATTTTTTTCTTTACTAAGTCTACTTACGCACAGTAATACTACTTTTTCTTCTCTTTTTATTTCCGTGGGTTTAAATATTTCACGATTTACACCTCTAGTCCATGGTAGTACATTTGTCTTTAAGCCATTATTAAATAGTTCATTACACATTGAAGTGGTAGTAGTTAAAACTTTTCCGCTATGCTTGTGAAACCATCTAATGTAAGACCATGATAAAAATTCTGGTATACCAATAAGTTTTTTTAATGCTTCTGGCAATTTAGTATGATAACTTGTATTATATTTTGTATTTTTTTTATCTAGAATTAATCTAGCAGCCAATCCCAATGGTCCTTCTGTTGCAATGTGTATATAGTCTGGATTAATTTGATTAATTTTTTTTGAAAGACTCAAAGGTATACTGAACTTAATTTCTTTATACATTGGTAACGAAATATGCTTGAAACTACTGGGATCAAGAAATACAAATTTGTATCCATCTAACATTGCATATCTTGATAAATTAGTATACGTAGTAACAACACCGTTTATTTGGTCTTGTAAATTATCTGTAATTATTAATATTTTTTTATACATTGAGCTTCTATCCTAAAATTTTTAAATTTAAGTTCGTATTGTAGCGTATTTGCACTGTTAATACACGTTTCCTGCGAAGTAAACTCTATACTGATTCTTCCAGGAATATCTTTGGGATTATTAATGTTAATTGCTATTAATAATAGAATCCACATGATCTTCTTTAATCCAAGTTATGATAGACCAATCACCATTCCACTCCTCCACTAAAGCAGTACAACTTTCTACCCAATCTCCAGTATTCATATAAATTGTATTATCTATGGTTTTTATCTCAGCTTTATGAATATGACCACAAATCACTCCATCATATCCACGTTTTTTGCAATATGTGACAAGATTATTTTCAAATTGAAACATAAAATCAACTGCACGTTTTACTTTAGATTTTAAAAATTTACTTAGACTCCAATAACCAAATCCTAGGTTATGTCTGATCCAGTTAAATCTAGAGTTCAATCTAAGAACAATATCATATGCTCTATCGCCCAAAAAACTAAGCCACGGTGCTAATCTAGTTATGCCATCAAATAAATCGCCATGAACTATCAAATAATGTTTTCCATTTATACCTATATGTTCATACTGATTTTTTATTTCTATCATTCCAAAATTAAATTTGTATGATAAAAATGATCTAATAAATTCATCATGATTACCTGCAATATATATCACACGTGTGCCACGTTTTGCATGACCTAATATACTGCGAATAACATTTGTATGACTTTGCTTCCATCGTAATTTATTTCTTTGAATTTTCCATCCATCAATTATATCTCCTACTAGATATAGCTGTTCACACGTATTATTTTTCAAAAAATTAATTAAGTGATCTGCCTTGCAGTCTTTTGTACCCAAATGTACATCACTAATTGCTATGGTCCTGTAAGTCTTTTTATGCATAGTTAATAACCTTAAAATAAAAATAGGACCTTTCGGTCCTATCTGCTGGTTACGAATTCCAGCACCTCTCAATCGTTGAGGCCGATTTACTTGTTATTGATTTGTGTCCAAACACGTTGACGTATTTGATTAGTCAATGTATCTGGCAGTGGTACATAATCTAACTCTAGCGCAAGATTCTTGCCATTCTTAAAAGCCCAGTCAAAGAACTTAATAACATCAGCACTTTGTTCTTTGTCTTTTGGATTTTTGTACATGATGATAAAGCTTGCACTAGATACGGGCCATGCATTTGGATTTGGTTGATTAACAATGCTCAATCCCATTCCAGGAACACTAAACCAGTCAGCTCCATCAGCAGCAGCCGCAAAAGTGATATCGTCTGGACTTACCCAACGACCGCTACGATTTTGTAGTTGCATAAACGCCAGATTGTTTTTCTTTACATAGGCATACTCTACATAACCAATGCTACCTTTGATGCGGGTAACGTTTGCAGCAACACCTTCATTGCCTTTTCCACCTACGCTACTAGCAGCAGGCCATTTAACTG